CTCATCTAATAATCCTGATGTACAATAACTTACAGCATCAAGGCTAAGTTTTACTCCACCTTGTTGCGAAGATCCAGGCTTTTCTTGATATACATAATATTCATCAACTTTTTCTATAAGTTGTACGCCTGTTTCAGGATCTTTTTTCTTCTTAACTTGTTTTACTTTTCTCATCTTAGCAGAGTCAATAGGGCGAATCTCTTTAATACCAGCTTTGATATTTGCCTCATTAACTACTAAGTGGTGGTATAATCTACCATCAACATACCATCTTTTATAGATGTCGTGGCCAAGCTCATTAAAATTAAGCATGCCAACGATGTTATCAAATTCTTCTTTGATTGTCTTTTTTATTTTATCACTAACTTCTAAATTATCTAGATTGAGATCTAATGGTTGTTCTAATACGCTACCAGCAATTGATTCGTTAACAATATCTTCGATAGCTGCATCAACTTCAGGATGCATCGACACACCACGATATTTCATAATTAGATTATAATTATCTTTCGAATCATCACCATCAATATTAATATATTGACCATAATGAGTTCCGGCTGCTGTAACATAACCAGCACCATCATCATCTCTCGCTGGAACAATAGATGGTCTTTTCTTAGGGTCTTCAGCAGGAGCCCTTTTAATTTCAAATCCAAATAATTTAATTGATCTATCTTCAGCCATTTTATTTTCCTTAATAGAGGGAGGACCAGTTTATCCAGTCCTCCCTTTATTTATTTTAACTTGTAGTGACAGGACTCACGCTATCAAAATACTGATACTGGAAGGTACACGTAAACCTTTCAATCTCATCATTTGAAGCGTAACTAACATCGATTGGTGAAAGGTCGGTAGGAAATGCTCCTCGAAGAATATATTCCTTAACGCTACTACCTGCACGATCTAGCTGTTCTATCTTCAGATCTGCTTCATACGAAACCGGTGAAGCTAAACCAGTGTTAGCTGAATGGGCATTCATGCCATTCATCCAACGCTCCATCGGATTACGAACTCCAAAATCTGTATCATTAATAATGGTTACAGACCATTCTGCGAATACTCTGTCACCTGCCATTTTTAACTGACGACCTCTAAATGGTACTACAATAGTGCCAATTGTTGAACCCGGAAGCTGAGCTGTTTCACAAAGGAACGATGTTAATTCTGCATCGCCTTCTGCAAAAGCCGGAAAGTTAATTGTCGCCTTAAATAGATTAGGACGAGCACCACCGCCTCTCAGCTTGGATTTAAAGTCATCAACTCCTAATACTGCCATTTTCTATCTCCCTTACACTGTGCCTACGACTTCTTCGAAGTCGACGCCGGTTCTCACCGCCACAAAATTAAGAGTGACATAGTTAATGGACCGAGCCGGCTTGATGAAGATGCTTGCAATAAATTCATTGCGATCAATTACTGCTGCAGTGTTATTTGTTTCGTCACAAATAACTCTAAAATCAGTAATACCTCGACGACCCTTTACTTCTCTCAATACTGGCTCAACGATGTTGACAAACTCTGCTCTTGTAAATTCATCGTTGAATTCAAAGAGTACAGACTCTGCTGCCTTACTAATTGCTCTTTCGAGAACTAGGAAGAGACGACGTACGTTAATACGATCGAATGCAGAAGGCCTTGCAAGTTTTGTTTTATCGCCGAACAGGATAGTTCCTGATCCAGGAATATTTGCAACCGGATTAACACCTGCTTTATAAAGAGTATCTCTTTGAGCTTTTGTTGGTGTGTATGGAATTGCAGTGACTCCAAGATATTGACCTCTCCTTTGACCCGCTGGCGAGAACCATGGAGCTCTAGTTTGATCCGTGGCTGCCATTAGACCCGCTGTAGAAGAAGCGGCAGGAATCTGAATGAATTGATCGTTAAATTTATCATAAACTTTCAGATAGTTTCCATCCATAACTAAGTAGGATGAGTTTGTAAAGGTATCAGCAGTTGTAACGACATTTGTTGTAATCGTTCCGGCGTTTGTCAAGTTGACAACGTCAGCCCGTGCCGGTGAAGCAACAACAACGCAGTCTTTACGAGTGTTTTGTGCAGTCGCAGTAACATCGTTAACGACAGTTGTTTGATCTGTTCTTGACGACATTCCTGGCGCAATAATAAAATCAATTTCAACTTGGTCTTTATCTTCGAACTGATCATGCCCTGTAGCATACTCAGTTGGAGTTAATGCACCTGAGTTAACACCATTTGCAAAACTAAATGTTGATATGCCTTCGTGACTAACAAAGTTATCGCCACTATCGATAGATGTGCCTGCACCAATTTCGATAAAGTCAGAATCAAAATTCACCATGTGAACATATTCTGATTTTTCATTAATTACATCTAAGGCGTAATTATTAGTTCCATCAGCATTTTTTGCGTTAGTTCCTCCAGAAACAAAAGGATATGTTTCTAAAACTGTTCCAGCTGTACCAGATAGCTTTCCATCATTATCAATAACAGCAATATGAAGTTCATCATTAGATGCATTGTTATTTGAAGCAAATGAGCTTGTTCCGGGTGCAGCGTCGAATGAAGTTCTTCTAGCCCAAGCATCAAATGTTGCGTTGGCTGTAGAAGCTCCACATATTTCTACTTTAAGGCTGTTACCCAATTCGCCAGGATAACGAGCAATAAAGGAATGTGTATCTGAATCTAATGCAGATTTTTGTGCATCAAAGTCAGTTGTGTTTTTAACTAATTCTACAGAAGATGGTGCGACAGAGGTTTTACCTGTAGTAGCATTTGCGTTTTTAGCAGCAGATGTTACAGCTCTGACAACCTGAAGAGAACTAGAATAGCGCAGAAAATAAGATGCGCTGTGGAAGTCGATAGCGTTCGCAGAATCAGGTGAAGCAAATCTTTCTACAAGATCAGCCTCATTTGCTACCTGTGTTCTTTGTTCGACAGGACCCCACCTATAATTACCTACGATACCGCCTGTAGTTGACTGGACATTAGGCACACCGCCAGTCAGATCTACTTCTTTAACGACAACCGCAGGAGATTCGGACGGTGTAAAGAGTGCCATACTTTTTTCCTTTTCGGTTACTAATTATATGTTTCCATAATACGGTTGTTCACTTATGCTATTATTTATATAAATTATAAATTAGGGTCGTATTCAACAGCCCACTCATTTTTAGTGTCATCTTCTAATCTATTGATGATATCAGAAGCATCATCCACAAAACCGAATGGTACTATATCATCTTCAATTTCTTTCATCTTATTTTTGAATAACATATCTTTAAGACTAATATCTGTCATATCACTAAAGTACTGTGATGAACTGAAATAGCCAAACATCACTAAATTCATCATTAAATCATCGTGATTTCCCTCGGCAGCTTGATATGATTGCCCTTTTGCAACAAATGTAGATATTTCAATAATAGTATTTTCATCAACTATTTCTAACTTACCATTTTCTATTATATCCTTAATTGCAGAACAACCAAGCCTTTTTGTTTTCCTATTGATTTCAATACCAATTGCATCTGCCTTGACTGAAGATTCTAAATGAATGTTTTCATACTCTAAATCGTGGTATAATCCATTGCATACCACTACTCCTTGATCATTTGATTCAATTACCACATAAGCATTGTTATAGACCTTCGCATATTTATAAATAATATTTGGGAAGAGTAGAGGAGAGATAGTGTTATTGCGATAGACGGCCACCTGTTTAAACGGGCGAACGCTAATATCGATCAAAGTAAATGTAGAATAATCCTGTCCTCTTCCCTTCGAAACATCAACAGTCATAATATAATCGTGCTTTGCTACGGGCTCTTTATAAATCAATAAATCACCACCCTCTTGTGTTTTAATAGGATTCTCTGATCTAAATCCCATTAAGGTTTCAGCATTTATAAGTGTGTCACCTGTTCCAAAAAATGTATTTCCAAATTCTTGATCAAACTGTAGCTTACTAGTATTTGCTATTGTTTCTTGTCTCCATTGTTCATCTCTTCCTGGTACGTCCCACCAATCGACTCTAAATGGATTGTATTCATTAACTCCTTGAGAAGCACCTTCCCATATCTTATAGAAAGTATTGCCGATACCATTCGCTGTCGAGGT